TTTGGTCTTTCCGTAGAGTGACGTTGTAGTAACGCCAACAAGAGTGTCTCCATAACGAACCTTCCAATCTTTTTGAACTGTGTCAGCAAGGCATAACAATGCCAACAATTTACCACCCATGTAATTATACCCAAGTGGTTGCAAAGGCACAATCGTAGAACCAATTGCAGTATGGTTAATCATACCTTGTTGTGTCTTAACATCTCTAGACCAACCAATTGCATTGTCTCTAGGAGTCAAGTCTAGAAAATCGGAAGAGATACAAATAACACCGAGATACTTACCTGAACGTGCATCAACAACGGTGTAAAATAGATTACGACCGATGTTAGAATTGTTCTTCATTGTAGACGAAAATGTACGAATGGCATTCCATGTTTCTGCCAATTCACCATTATATAACTGTAAAATTGGTTCCAGTTTTTCATAGTCATCTGGTGAACTAGGCATCCAAAAGTTTTTCTTAACTTTTTGGATGATTGCCTTTTGTTCCAGGTTAAGCATTTCAGGCGTTTCACCCAACATCTCCGCCAAAGGATTAGTCTGACCAACAGGATAACGTTCTTTAACTTCACACCACTTTTGATATAGTGTGTATTCTTTTACGTCCATCTGTGACGCATATGTCAAATCTGAAATGAGTGTGGACTTTAATTCGTCCACATCAATATGTTCATGAGTGGAGTTGTTTTCCTGCCACTCATTCCATTGTTTTTCAACGTGCTCTAACGGAGTTTTTGCCATTCTTTTGTTTCGCTTGTTTCATCATAAGTGCTTGATATTGAGCCATTTTCCTAATAACCTTGTTTCTCTTATCGAGTCCAGATTTTAGTGCCAATGGTTTCACACGGTCAGTATACACTATTCCGTTCATATGGTCAAGCTCATGCAAGAAACATCGTGCCGAAATACCAACATATTTTGTGGTATGTTCAACTCCGTGGAAATCTTGGTATTTTACCGTAATTTCTGCCGGCCTGGTAATGCGTAGACCTAACAATGGGAAAGATAAACAACCTTCTAGCATGTGGGATTCACCAGAAGATTCGATAACTTCAGGATTAAAGTGTGCTACATAATCATTGCCGGCACCCATAACAAAAACACGATGACGGAATCCACATTGGTTTGCGGATAATCCAACACCATTATTCTTCTTACAAGTTTCCACAAGAGATGATGCAAAGTCATTTGGATTAACGATTGCATTATCAAAGTCAAAATGTGGCATAACTTCATGTAGAATTGGATCATCAGGAGAAACCAAGTCAAACGTTTCAATATTTTCAACTCGTGCTGGTTGTACGGTTGTTAATGCATCTGAGGTGTCAATCTTAAAGACACCATCAATCAATTTCATTTCAGTCATTTAGTCACCTGTGAGAAGTTATTCTTCTTTTCAAATTTAATAATGGACCTAAACTTTTCAAAAAGTTGGTCACCCTTGTGGCTGATAACAAATATATTTGTATCGTTGCCCATTTCATGAATCAATTTTAAAAATTCATCTGTACCTACACTATCTAGGCTCGAATCAAACACTTCATCCAGTATCAATAGATTGGTATTTGTCGAGTTCTTCATCTTAGCAATTTGTCTCCATGTAAACAGTAATGCTAAGTCAATACGCATCTTTTCACCTTCGGAGAAATTAGCATAACTGAACTCATCACGGTGGCGTGACTTAATCGTTTCTTCAAAGTTCTCGTTTAGGTTAAAGTTGACAAAGAAGTCCATGGCTTTCAAATACTTGTTTACCAACTTGTTGATGATAGGCAAATATTGTTTAATAATCTTTGTCTTAATGCCATTGTCTTTCAACAATGACGCTGCGTATTCATGGTAATGTTTTTCAATCGAAAGGTTTTCTTGTTCTTTAACCAAAGACGCCAACTCAGACTTTAAGTCTTTCAACTTTTGGTTATCTTCTGTCAAGGTATCTTTCTGCTTAGACAACAACTCTATCTCTGCATTAAGTTTTTTCGTGTAATTAATAATGGCAGAAATGGTTGAGTTGTGTTTAACAATCTCATTGTTGTGTTCAGTTATGTGCTTGGATATTTTAACAATCTCACTCAAACGGTCTTGCAACTTAGTATATTCTTTGTTAAGTTCTGTTAGACCATCTTTTTGCAATAAAACTTTGGCCGAATGCTCATTGATTTGTTCCTGTTTAAAGGTTTCATCAAGTGCTTGTTTACATGTCGGACAACTATCATTGTTGTGATAGAATGCAATATCTTTTTCCACCTTCTTGATGGAAGTTTCAATCTTTGCTTCTAATTGAACCAGTTTCTTACTCTTGTTTTCAACAGTGGCTTTATCTTCAATCTTCTTGTTTAGTGCATCAATGTGTTTTTGTATTAACGAAATATCCTTAGTCAATTGATCCAATTGTTTTTGGTTTGTTTCAATTTCTTCTTTCTTGTTGGCAATCTCCGACTCATTGTTCTTTTTACTTTCTTCAAGGTTCTGCTTCTGCATTTTAATCTTCTCTGAAGATAATTCCATTGCATACTTGTTTTTGGTAAAGTTGTCTTTGATAGATGCCATTCGGTCTTTAATCAAACCATTCATTGACGTAAAGATTTGGATATCCAACAATTCTTCTATGATTGTTCTGCGGTCAGCAGGAGTCAACTGCATAAAAGGAACAAAGGATGCTGAACCAAGAATGACAATTTGCGTGAATGACTTATAATTGAACTTGAGAATAGATTTCTCTAAGAAGTCTTGGTAGTCTTTCGCCTTGGCATCCTGGTTCAGCAAAATACCGTTGCAATATATTTCAAATGTATTTGGTTTGATACCACGAACAATTTTATATGATTTTTTGCCGATGACAAACTCAACCTCAACTACAGTATTTCCAGTGTTGATTGAGTTTACAAGATTTGGTTTATTAATTTTACGGAATGGTTTACCGAAAAGACCAAAACAGATAGCATCCAAAATGGTACTTTTGCCTGCACCATTACTTCCAATAATAAGAGTATTGGCTGATTTGTCCAATTTGATTTCGGTAAACGAGTTACCTGTACTCAAAAAGTTTTTCCATCTTATAACTTGGAATCTAATCATGTTTGTTCTAAATTCAATGCCTCAACATATAGTTCACGCATCATAGTTTTAAGTTTACCGTTATCAATACCATCATTTTGAAGACCATCCACATACTTGTTTATGATTGTGATTGTGTCTTCTGCTTCATCTATTCTATCACTTTCGGAGTCTTCTGTCAAGTCAATTGCATCTTCCACAATGGTAATATCGAGTGGATTAAGGTCATAAATCTTATTCATAAACTGGTCAAACAGAAACGGATTAGTCTTTTCAACTACCACAACTTTGACATAAACACCAGCACATGCACTTAGGTCTTTGTTCAGGACATCTTTTATGTCTTGGTTTTTATCGTCATAGATTATCCGGTGAAACATGACGTTAGGATTTGGAATAAAATCCAACTGACGGGAATCCACATCAAACAAATGAAAGCCCCGAACATCAGCATAATCTTGCCACGTAAGTTCGTAAGGGTTTCCAAGATAGAAAATACCACCATTGCTAGAACGGTGGTGATAATGACCGCTGAAAGTGCAGTGAAAACGGTTGAAAAGTTCACGGTTTAGTCCTTCTTCAGATGGCATACCACGATGCATGGCAAAGCCAGCGATTTCAAAATGACCCATGCAAATATCTGCTGTCGTTTCTTTCAGCATTTCCATGGAATCTTCATAGTTTTCTGGACATATCCAGGGCATCATACAGATTGGTGTTGGTCCAATATAAACTGTGGTAGGATGGTCAATCACATTAATGTTGCCATATTCACGCAACAATAGGTCTACAGAATTTACTTCATTGGTATTCTTGTAGTATGTGTCGTGATTGCCTGCCAACATGTGCACCTTGATGCCTCTGTTGCATAGAGGATCAAAGAACATTTCTTTGGCACGTTTTAAGGTGTAGAAGTTGACATATTTTCTACGGTCAAAAGTATCTCCGAGAATGAGTACATGGCCAATCCTATTAGCATCAAGAGCAGGAAAAAAAGTATCTTTATAAAATTTTTCATAGTAATCCAGAAAATGAACCGAATCATTTCTAGCCCCAAAATGCTGGTCCGTAATCACCGCCACTTTCATAGTCATTCATTACCCTATCATACAATCGTAATACACGTTTTCTGTAATCAAACCCTAACATCCCCGATTTTTGTCCTTCGGCATATGGAGGAGTTCTACCAAAATCGGTATATTGTGCAGCAGTTAAGTCTATACGCACATTATTCTTATCAATACACCACCAATGCCAAATGTCTTCGTCATCTAGACCTCGGTACATATGCATGTTCTCCGGTCCAAATATCTTGTATAAACATCCTGCGGCATTATGGCAATGCCCAAACGTCCTATTTGCCATGTTTCTTACAACCCATTTCTTAGGAAGTAAGTCATATGACAAATTTTTCATTATCAACTCTGAAACCTTTTTTAGGTTTTCTTCATTATAGTCCAGAATACTCATGTTTTAGGTTTGCTGGTTGCGGTAAGTACACGTTGGCGCAATTCAGTGGTGCTAAAACTATGTTGACGAGAATTGAAATAAACTTCCATCGGTAAATTATGACCGGTAAAAGCCTTATCTCTATACTCTTCACCAATAATTCTAACATCAATTGGATACGATGTCAATATGTCCATGAGTTCTTTTTCAGTGGCATACGGTATAATTGAATCCACATATTTGCAGGCATCCAATTGGATGAATCTTTCCAGTACCGATTGTACCGGTTTGTTTTTTTCTGCTCTGTCTATTGTCGGATCGGTTTGTAATCCAACAATTAAGTAATCACATTTTGTTTTGGCTTCTTTCAACATCATCACATGACCGGCATGAAACAAATCAAAACATGAACAAGTAAAACCAATTTTCATATTATTCCTCTAAGAAGTTTTCCAATCCCTTAGTTTTTTTGGTAACTTTCTTTTCCTCTTTTTTCTTTTGTTGACCTTCTTCATAGGTTTCTATGAACTCAGCAATGTTGTCATACAGTTCAAACTGTCTTGATCCACCACTCTCTGTCTCCAACATCTCAAATTCGTCTAGGATGCCTAATTGTTCAGTGGCCTTATACTTGACATACAATTGTTTCTTTTCTTTCTGGATACGTCTAAGGAACGCATAGTAGATGATCTGTGTGAAGTAAGCAAAAGGGTTCTTAGATTTTGTTGGGTCAAAGTTCTCAAAATACATGAGGCAGTTCTCAATGCCATCACCAATCATGTCTTCTCTGTGTGGATAGTTTATGAAGTTTGGTTTGTGTGACAGGCCTTCGGCAATTTTCATCCAACATTCACCAATATAATTTGGAATTGGTTCTTGTGGATTAGTTTCTTTGCGTTGCTTGTATTCAATTAATGCCTGTAAAAAGTCGGCATTGTTAATATAATGTTTAGTGCTCATTTCATTTATACCATAATTATTGTTGACAAAAGGGCTTGACAAGTGTTAAGGTCTCGGTGTTGACCATTGAAATTAATGAATTGTCTTTTCTTCTGGATCCATTTCAGCAAAAGCTTGAACAAAAAGGGACTTGATTCTTTCTTGTAGGTCGGTTTGCACTTCTTGTTCAAACTCTCCTTCCGCCTCCAAACGTTTCAAACTATCCACAGAGTTCTCATAATATTCGGTGAACTCATCGTTTGGTGAAAGCGTAAACAAAATCTCATTTGGTGATATCACAACTTCATTGTTGTTTAGCAATTCTGCTGGAAGAAAATATTCCATAATAATGTGTTTGACTGGACCTTTTTTATGGATCTCAAACGCCATTGGATTATTTAGCAATATCTTCTGGTTGCCCAAATCTTCATAATCACAAATGATATCCATTCCATTTTTTAATCGGACAATTTTGACGTTGTTCATTTTTTGAGTCCAATCTTATACGTTTTAAAAGGAAACTTCTCTTCCGTATATATCTTCACTCGTTCCACAAAGTGTCTTAATGTAAAATTCATATGTTTCTTTACTCTGAGATCGTCTGCAATGTCATAGAGCGTTGCCATTTCTTTACCTTCCGCCTGTCGTAAGCCTCGTCCAATAGATTGAAGACTGCGAACTCGTGACTTTGACGGAGATGCGAAGATAATGTTATGTAAATTCCTAATGTTAATTCCAGTAGAAAAAGTACCATAACTAGCCACAACAATAGCATCATTCTCAGTCTCCATAATCTTTCGAATGTTTTCCCTATCTTCCGTTTCTGTCCCGCCATGGACAAAAAACACTTTTCGATTACCAATTTTCTCGGTGTTCCGAATCATATCGTACAGGACCTGGCCATGCTTGGCAACCATTTGATAAAGAATTAATGTATTATTACCTAAACTAACTGCAAGATTTTTAATAAACTTGTTTCTAGACTCACACGCAATTAAGTATTGTATTTCTTCCTGATATGTGTAATCTTTCAAATCTTCACACACATCATCTGGATGTTTTAGTATCAGACATTTAATTTCAAAAGATGATGAGATTTTCTTATCAATCATTTCTTTTGTTGTGATAACCTTTTTCACTGGACCAAAAAGACCTTCTAATACTAGTTTGTGTGTTTTTGTTCCGTCCAATGTACCGGTTAAACCAACACGGTATTTTGTGTTAATACAAGATGTTAGTATGGAAGTTAGTGACTGTGCCTTGAATAAGTGTGCCTCATCACCAATGATGTAATCAAACTGTTCAAAATATTCTTTAGGCAGTGTATACAATGATTGCCACGTAGAGATTGTTATTGGTTTATCTGTAGACTTGTTTTTGCCCTGATAAATTTTGTGTACATTTTTTTCAGAATCCCAACCATAGTCTTCAAAATCTTTTGCCAGTTGTTCTACCAATGATGTTGTGGGTACAATAACAATGCCTTTTAGATTTTGATAGTCAAACAGTTGTCTCACCAACATATAGATGATTAAGGACTTACCTGATGCAGTTGGTGATAATAACAACGCACGCTTAGATTGCATTGCATGGACAAATCCATTTAACTGGTGTTCATGAACCTCAAATGGGAGTTTTAGAGTTTCGATAAACTTTTTGGCATGATACACAGAGAAATCGTCTTCCACAAAATCATGTGAATATGCATAATCTCTTTCAATGCAAAACTCTTCAAGGTATTTTAATAGACCAATGTATATTTGTTGAGTTTGTAAATTTAACAATCTTATGCGGCCATCCCAAATTTTATTCCTAAATGCTGGAACAAATTGGTGTCCGGGTACAAAAAAAGTAAAATAATCTGATAGTTCTTGTAAAATGTGTCTTTGAGCCTTAACCTTTAGATAGACTTCATTAACTTTTACAATTTCTATGTGTTCTTTTTCCATTTAACATCCCATGGTCTAGTTTTTTTCATTCTTTCACTTCTTTCTTTACTTTGAGTTAAAGCAATTTTTGAAATTTTTTGTTTAACCTCGTCTGTCATAACAATAGGTGGTTTACCTTTTTTGCTTTCTGTATAACATTTTCTGTTACAATATTTTTTAACATCATACAAGAAAGGTTTTATTCCTTGTCTTGGTATTGTGTTGCCACATTGCTCACAGCATCTCAACTTGGTGTCACAATTTTCAAAATGCCAACGCAACATATTTGGCTCATTTCCTGTAACCTTACAGTGCGGACACTCAATTATAGTTGCATTTCTCTTTAGTGCATCCATAACAAACAAATCCCTTTGTTCTATCATGGATTCTTCATCTAATACAAATTTTTGTTTTTTTAATCCTTCAAATATGTCTTCCATAAAAACTCCTTTATGGAGTATTTATAAGAAATCGTATTTGTCCATCATTGTCCCCCAATGAATCTCTCCCAATCAATATAAGATTTCAATTCCCAGGCCCGTTGTTTAACTTCACCCATGATAGACTCTACCACAGATACAACTTCTTCATGGTAAATCTTTTTCTCTAGTAGTTTGATTAAGTCTTGGTCAGACTCTAGGTAGAATGAAATGTCGGACTTGAGTGTGAATCGGAATGGTTCCCAACCTTGTTCATCCAATTCTTCTTGTGACATTTTGCCTGTATAG